ATAGACCAAAGGAAGATAAATGGAAATCAACAATTCCATTTACTTATATCCATGGTCTGGATAACATGAAAGGCTGTAAAGTTGGTATTCTTACTAAATCACTGAAGGACGGTGCTATTATAAGTAAGTATATTACACAGTGTGTTTGTGTTATTCAAGCTGAGAATGTAACTTCTATCTCTAAAGAGAATGCTGAATTCTTAAAACAAAACGTAGAGCATTTATATGTTGCACTTGATTCGGATCCTCCGGGTAAAGCAGCATCATATGCTATATGTGATTATTTAGGAGCAAAGCATATTAATCCTCCGGATTATCTACTAGAGAAGAAAGGTACTGACTTTGCTGATTGGGTTGCACTTGAAGGTATAGAACCTGTAATTAACCACTTCAAAACTAAAATACCTTATTTATGAAGATATTTAGAATTTATAATCCTAGTGAAAATAAATATGCTATCTCAAGTCACATGATATCATATGGAGATCGTACTAATTATTATAACGTAACGCGAAAGGATGGTCATATAAACTATAGCATTAAAGGTAAATCATGGAAAAGTTCTGCAGGTGTAAAGATATTTCTTGGAAGAAATGTTATAAAAACAAGATATACAGATCATATTGTAGATGCAGATATACTTAAAGGCTTAATAGTAGTTGAATGTGATTTAGATAAACGTACATTTACTGACCATAATGCTTTTGAATATTACACTAAGAAAAAGAAAGTCATAACTGACCCTAATATAAAAGAGATGATTGTATCTCAAGATCCAGAAATGTCAAGATTAGGTGTAGAGTTATTTGAAGCATCCTTGAAAACTAAGAAAAAGAAATGAGCCAACTAGATTTAGAAAAGTTTAAACCCGCACTGGGTGATTGGTTCTTTAAATTTGAAAAGATATTTGCATCTAAACAGATGTATGATCTGTATCAAGAGCTAAAAGAACTAAGTCGACAAGGTGTAAAAGTAACTCCAAAGTCTTCTGATTTATGGAGATTTTTCAAAGAATGTCCACCTTCTATGTTGAAGGTTGTTGTCATTGGTCAAGATCCGTACCCTGGTATGTATAGAAATGGAACATTTCATGCAGATGGTATAGCATTCAGTAATAGTTATAGTCCTGATGGTAAATGTCAACCATCATTAAATTCCTTTTGGGAAGGATTATCTGAAGATTTAGGCATTGAGCTAGAAAATAAACACGATTTAAAATTTCTAGCCAATCAAGGTGTACTTCTTGGTAATAGAGCACTTGCTTGTAAACTAAACAAGACAGGATCATTAATGGGCCAATTTGATTTCTTTTGGGAATTCTTCCTACAAGAGATTATGCCAGGCTTTAATGGTGTTCCTATTATATTAGTAGGTAAAGATGCTCAACAACTAAGAAGATATTGTTTTGAATTCGCAAATCCTGTATTTCAAATTACTCATCCTAGCTTTGCTGCTAGGAAGAATGAAACATGGGATACTGAAAAAGTTTTTTTTAAAGTTCAAACTATTTTAAAGCATAATAACAATGAGACCATTGATTGGACTGGCAAAAATCCTGCAACTGAACAGGATCCTTTTTAATATGAAGAACAAAAAGAAAAAGGAAGAAAAAGAGCTTCCTAAAAAAGAAGAACCAAAAATAACTTACACAAGTTGGATTATACATGATCGTGTTAATCAATTGTGGGAGTGGGACACATTAAAAACTGTAAAACTTTAACTCATGAAATCATTTACTAAAGAAAAGAATCTAGTGTTAAACGACAAGACAGAATTACTTGTAAAGTACACTGAATATCCAGATGATGAGATGACGATTATTGAGACAATGAAACAAACCAAAGGTGAATTGGAAGATCTATTTGAATGGATCAATGACAAGGCTGAATTAGAAATAGCAAGAGCTGCTTCTGGTAGATTCAGTAGTTATGACAATCTATATCAAATTTTAGAAGACGAAATTCACAAAGCATGAAAGCATTAGTTCACGCTAAGTTAGATGCTAAGCGTATTAAAACAAATGATACCACTACTTTAGAAGAGATTCATAGATTTATGGATCTCTCTAAAAGTGGTGATTCCACTAACGCACATCGTATGATATTCCATCATAGCGAAGGTTGTTTTTGGGTAGAAAGGATATTTGGCATTAACTTCGAAGAATTAGAAGAGTTACGAGCTAAATACAATTTACCTGAAGAATTTATTATGGACTACGTAAAACAACGTAGAATTGATAGAGAAAGTGGCACAGAGATGCTACTAAAAGATAATAAGAAAGTATGCGTAAGAGATATCGCTGAATCTCATGTACTTTCTGATTTTAGATTTAAATTTATTCCGTCATTGAAGGATTACACTAAACATTTAGATGTACAACCTTGGATGAATAACGCATTAAAACCAATTGAAGATGGCGTGGACAAGTAAACAAGACAGAGAAGCTGTCATAGAATTATTTACTTCTGGTCAAGTAGATGAAATTGTATGGGAATATCAAGCAGGTGGTGATTCATTGAATGAATATACTACTCTTTTTTATTTAAAAGGTAATCAAGTAGAACCAGATATATTTGATCCTACTGATCTTATTTTGGATAACGTTGACATATCTGAAGCAAGCGATGGTTATTATCTTGGTGAATTTGGTACAGTAATCATAACTTTAGATGATGATGATTTATGTTTTGATAAAATATTCCAAAGTGAATGGAATGAAAACAAGGATTTATTTATTTCTATAAAACTTACTGATAAAGAAGCAGAAGTTGCTAAAAAGATTGGAGAACTATGTATTGAAGTAGGTGAAGAATCTATAGATAATATAGAATTCAAAGAAGATCTTTATGTTAGTTTTGAAATGACATCCATTATCAAAGAATTAGTAGAAAAAATATGCGATGTTGCAGATGATGAATTAGAACATCTAAAAGAAGAAATAAATGATTACAAAACAATGACAAAAATTGGTGATGTAAATTCAGACAACGAAATGGAATTTAGATTAGATTACTCAATATTAGAAATAGTAGATGGATATAAATGATAATCCGGTTCATATCAAAGGGAACCTTTATAGTATACCAGAAGGTATAAGACTAGCAAAAACACTTTACGGGGATGATTATGATAAGTTACCAGAAGGTCTTAAGCATGACTTTATGAAAAAAGACTGGGACAAATATGAAGGGATTGATCAAAATCTCTATTACATGACTTTATCAGAAGATGAGGAAACAATTAATTTAGCTTTACAAATCTTAAAAACTAAAGAGATTAAGTTTAAATATATTGAATCTCATCGTTACATAAATAATGAATATATAAAAGTAGTTAGTAAGATTTATGTATTTCCAAGTCGCAAAAACAAAGATTACGGTTTAGACAGCAATCAATTATGGAACAATTAGGTTTAAAGAATGACGTAGTTAAACTACAGCAAATCTTGGGTAGCAAGCTCTATTCAAGTAGTTACAGTTTCATATCAGAAGTATGTCAGAATGCTACTGATTCAATGCGTAAAGCTGGTAAAGCTGATCAAGCATTTGATGTTGGTATTGATGATGACTATTACTTCTTTGTACGAGATTACGGTACTTCCTTTGATAATAAGGCAGATATTGTTAAATATCTCTGTACTTTATTAGAATCATCCAAGTCACAAACAAAGGGTGAAGATGAAAACCAAGAGATTGGTAAATATGGTATTGGTAAGATTTCAAGTGCTGCTTACAATTCTGAATGGTTTTATAAAATCTATAAGAATGGTAAAGGTATTGATCTAAAGGTAGAAGAAGTTCCTAATAAGGGTATCTTCTATTCTTTCTTAACTGATTATTATGATACTACTGAACAAGATGGTGTGTATTATAAGATTAAGCTTAAGAATGACCCTAATACCTTTACAGAGAACATGCTAGAGAAAGTAAAGTATTTTCAAAACATGCGTTTTGTTTTCTCTGCAAAACTTTTAGAAAGAATTGGTAGACAATTCTTAACAATTAATGATGACTTTGTAGTATTTAAGTCTGATTTATTTCAGTATTCTACTCTGAATAAGAATGAGTACATGCATATTTGTCTTGATCAGTATTCTTATAACATTGATTGGCAAGTTCTTGGAATTGATCCAATACAACTACCAATTGGTTTAAGATTTGATTTAGATGAATTGGATATTAATCCTACGCGTGAGGCATTGATTATTGATGATAACTATACTAATCTAGTTATGGCCAAGATTAATGCTACTATTGATTGGTTTGTAAACAAGTATAACGAACAGAATCCTATTGTTAACCACAGTAATTTCCGTGAGTATAGAGAAGAGAATGAAAAAAGCATGCATCAGGTAATAGAGATGGGTGATAGAAGCATTAATCTTACTCAGGTATTTAGTAGATTCAACAAGATTAACAACCTAAATAAACCTACGTATTCTGATATTCCTAGACATATCATTCATAGATTTATGAGTGATTTTGCTAGGATTAATAAGTATATGTTAGAAGCAAAAGTAGCTATCTGGCATGGTAAACTAACCAGAGATCCTTATGTTTCTAAGGTTGATATTATCTATGGAAATACTTTTGCACTTGATCAAACGTTCTCTACATATAAGAGAGATTATTTCAAAATTAAATCTAGAGAAATAAGTGATCGACTGATGTTTGTGAACATAAGAACTCCTGAGTTTAGAATGTTTCGTGAACCAGGTGATGCAGGTGCTGGTTATGGTAGAATATACTATGATTTTATCTTTGATATAGATAAGGAGAATTATAAGAATGATCCAGAATATGCAATAGCAATAGATGAATACATTGTGTATTTTCAGAGACTAATGAAAGCTTTATTTGACGATTATTTGATAAAGTTGTCTTCAGTAAATTTTGGTGCTCCTCCTCCTAAAAAGAAGAGAATTAGCATTACTGCAGCAAGTGGTGAGATAAAAGTTAAAAAAGCAAGGAATGTTCATAGATATACTACTGAAAACTGCACTTTTGCAGATGATGTATTATGTCTAGATACTGCATATAAAACTCCTAAGCTTACTATTTATGGTACAGAAGAGTACAAAGCTGCTTTAGATTCTCTATACCCAATTGTAAAACACAAAATCAATCTACTTCTCTTAACTGAAAAAAATGCTAAAATCATGGATAACTTAAATCTCCATAATCACGTAAATATTAACAAGATAAAAGATAATCTTGATTATGTCTCTGCTGTAATTACTTCTCATCATATTTATACTTCTTTGGAAAAGTATAGTGAGATAATTAACAAGAAAGAAATCATTCGTAAATTTGTTTCTACTAAACTTGCTGATGATTTAGATTCATTAGAAAGATATCGTGCAAAGTTTTCTGGTGATAATTTCATGAATGGTTGGAGAGACGATGCAAATAACTTTATGAATGAATTGTATAAAATGTTCTTAGACAATCCTGTATTGTTTAAAGCAGATGTTACAGTTATATTAGATAGGGTTTTATCTGAAATTGAGAAAGTCGATTTTGTTGTCATGTTTGATAACAAGATTACTCAAGGTAGCTGGAAGTCTTATGAAGAAAAAAATGTCTTGAGAGAGATTGAAGCAATCAGAGATTTATGCAGATATCGTTCAATGAAAATGGATTGGCAACATTATAAACCAATTGTAGATGAGCAACCAGTCAGAGAAACTGAAAATGCTTGATGATCTATTGAATTCAGATGTAGAGGAGAACCGTGTATTAGGTTCTCTTCTACTATCTACAATAGATTTACCTCGCGAAGAAATGTTAAGTAGGATTAAACCAACATTGGATGACTTTGTAAAAGAAAAACAAGTTAATCCTGATGTGCTTAACAATTTTATTGATATCTATCTTTCACTAAACAATCAAGATTTAGTAAAGAATAGAGTAAAAAAGATATAATGAGTGAATCAATATCGGAAACTACTTATGACGATCTTTTAAAAGAAGAACTGTATCTTCTTAATGACGATGTGAATTCGCAAAATTATGTAGCTCAATGCCTATTAATGATAGGTATACCACCAATGGAAGCAGTAGATCTTATACAAACTGTTGAGAATGTGGGAAGAGCAAAAATCAAAGAAGCTTATTACTTTATACTAGTAGAATACAAAGAACTCTTTGATGACTTAAATTTAAAAACTGAGATAGTATGAACAAATTTACTTACGCGGATGTGTATACGCAAGAGATGCACGATGAACTTAAACGTGTGCTTAGTGAAAAAGGCACATTTATAAAGAAATTACCTGAAGAAGGAACAGTTTACATTGATTCTAGAAAGATTCCTAAAAGGGAATTTAAAAGACTTTATCCTCATATAAAGCAAACAACTGATCCTAAGTTAGCTACATTCTCTATTGTAGCTGATGATTATATTTATTTTCCTGAAAATTGGATAAAAAATAGTATAGGAAAACCTATTACTAGTCAGTATACAATAAATCGAATCAATGAAGCAGTACGTAATTATAATGCCGTTAACGAAAAGGTAATAATGTTAGATAAGTATGTATCATTTAATAACGATAAAGAAGGATTGACCCCTGAAACAGCTACAAATATTAGAAAACTGCTTGGAAGCAGTGACCTTGAAACATTTAAACTTGGTTTTACATTATTGTTTAACCATGATTATGAAAAAGAAAAAGATTTGTTTTTCTTATGCATGGCAAGTGCAAATAAACATTCTTGGTGGCGAAGAGAGCAGACAACTCTTTCAAAAAACATTCTTTCTAAAATTAAATCTGATTTCCCTAACTCTAAATTCTAATTAAAATGAACACTGAATTATTACCTTCTGAAGTAAAATCTATCTTAACTGATATCGTAAATAACAATATTCTTCTTGCTCAAAACGGAAGACAACCTGTAGCTATTAACATTGTGGGTGAAGCGGGTATTTCTAAAACTTCTATCGTAAAGGAGTTAGCTAATGAAATGGATTTGAATTTCATTCGTTTAAATTGTGCTGAGATTGAGGCATCTGACTTAGTGGGTTATCCATTAGTTGAGTATAATGTATGTAAAGGAAATGAATGTCTATGGATTAGTGATAAACTTATCCAAGATTATATCCTTCAAGGATATCATGCAACTGGAGAAAGTCGCATGGGTTATGCAAAACCAACATGGTTAGTTGGTAAAGAAGATAAGCCTGTATTATTATTGTTGGATGATCACTCTCGTGCATTACCAATGGTATTGCAAGCAGCAATGCGTATCACTGATGAGCAAGAATATATTTCTTGGGCATTACCTAAGGGTTCAACTGTAGTATTAACTACGAATCCTAGTGGTGGTGATTATATGGTAACTGAAGAGGACGAAGCTATGAAGACTCGTTATCTTACAGTAAACATGAAAGCTTCTGTACAAGATTGGGCTGTATGGGCTGAGAAAGTAGCTTTGGATCCTCGTTTTATTAACTTTATGCTTAAGCATCCGGAAATCATTGAAGGTACTAGCAAAAATGATAAAGGTGAAGAAGTTAAAAAGTCTAACTTGCGTCAATGGACTAAGTTCTTTGATACTATTAGCTATTACAAAAACTTGAGTGATTCTTGGGATCGTGTATTCTTAATTGGTCAAAATAGTTTACCTGTTGAACATTTAATGATGATGCATGCTTTCGTAGAAGCTAAGTTGGATAGATTACCAATGATTGAAGATTTGTTGAAGAAAGATACTGATTGGGCTATGGAACAATTAAAAGCTTGTATTGGTGAAGGTAGCTCTAAACGTGTTGATATTAGTTCTATTATCTCTAGACGTTTATTGAACTTTGCTACAGTAAACCACGATAAGTTTGATAGTAAAATGGTAGATAACTATACTAAGATGTTAGAAAGTCATTTCTTGTCTCAAGACTTGGTACTTCTTTCATTGAAGAAAGTAGTTGCTTACAAACCATTTAAGCAAATGTTATTGTCATCTCCAGTACTTCAAAACAAGTTAATCGGAGCATAATTAATGTATGACATTTCAGTCACTAATTCATACGAGTTAGTGACTGATTTATCATACAAAAGAGAAAAATTTAAAACCAAATAAAAATGCAACAGCAAAAAGAATTAGAACAGTTGATTTTTAAAATGCTCTGTAGTCAAGAGTATATGTTTTATGGTTTGTTTATTACCGAAGTTAATAAGGAATTTAATAAGAGAATTCCAACTGCTTGTATCGGCAAGCACCCAAATGTAAAGATTCCAATGATGCAATTCAATCCAGATTTCTGGGCACCATTGAAGGAATCTCAACGTAAGTTCTTGGTAATCCATGAGTTAAGACATTATATTGATCTTGCTTGGGTTTACCGTGAAGAGTTTGGTTTAGATCCTAAGTTATTTAATATTGCTGCGGATCTAAATATCAATACTACTCTTCTTGCTGCCCATAGTGATATGGAATTAATTGAAAGTGGTATGATGCCTGATAAGTTTCCTGAATTAAATCTTTCTCCTTGTAGAGATACTATGTATTATTATCAGCGTTTGAAAGATGCTAAAGATAAGAAAGAAAGTAGCAAGGGTAAAGAAGATTCTTTAGCAGGTGAACCAGGTAATAAGAATGGTACTTCTGGCTGTAAAGCATTAGATAAAATGCTAGATAATGGTGATGGAGTACCTGATCATAGTAGTTGGGATGAACTTACTGAAGGAATGAGTGATGTAGAAAAAGAAGTTCTTAAGAGAGAAATTGCTTCTACTATAGAAAGAATTGCTGAAGACGTTACTAAGAATGCAGGTAAATTACCTGTAGGTATTGAACAAGCAATGAAGATTAAGAAAGTTAATCAGGTTGTATCTTGGAAGAATCTATTTAGAAGATTTGTGTCTTGTACAATAGACACTGACGTTTTGCAAACTCGTAAGCGTCCTAATAGAAGATTTGAAGGCATGCCTACTAACAAGTTCAAACACAAGGTAAAAGGTTTATTTTTGTCTGATTCTTCTGGTTCTGTAAGTGATGCAGACCTAGAGAGATGTAATGCTGAATTGTATAATGTATATAAAGCTGGTGCTGAGATACATTATGCAGCTTGGGATGCTGAATGTGATGACCCTAAAAAGTATAATGGTAAACTTGACATTGAAAGAACTATGTGCGGTGGAACAAATCTTAACTGTGCACTAGAAAAAATTAATGAAATGTCAAAAGAAGGTTTTAAATTTGCAGTAATAACAACTGATGGTTATATACCACCAATTACTGTAAAAGCTAAAATACCTGTATTAATCCTGATTACTGAAGGTGGTGATACAAGTTTTGAAAATCCCTACAGATACAAGACAATAAAAATTAATTAACAATAAAATACCGTAATGTATGGCTAGATTTGAAACATTCGACACTTTGCTTAACAAAGCAAAGAAATTATTCATAGAAGGAAATGCTACTGAATATAATCAGGCAGCCCTTGAATTAAACGAATATATTGGATGGACTGCGTTACGGTATATAACTATTTCTAAAGATGAAGATAGAAACACTAGAAAAAAGACTAAAACTACTAGAAAATCCTGATGTAATTGCTCTTTTGAAGATTGTTAATACGGAATTTATAGAAAACAGAGATATCAAAGAGATAAAAGATGCGCTAGAGCACATCATTAGAACGGATATCTCTGCTGAGAAAGAAAAGATTCACAAAAATCAATATAAGTTATGGTAACTGAATTGACAGAAAACCTAAAAGTTTTGTTATTTTCCAATGACCTTGATCAAAAAGATCTTGGTTTAAGAGCTATGGGTTATAACGAAACAAAAGAAGATTTTAAAAAGTTGAAAGAACTTGTAAAACCTTTTGGTTGGATAGCTAGAAGTACAATAGAGTATTATGCTTATAATATAGTAGTTACAAAACCACTAAAACTTCCAGAAAATCCTTATGCTGTTGAAGAAGTCTATATAATATCTCCTAAAAATAGTACCTGATGTTGAATGAAGAAATTCTACAAATGCTAAAATCTAAGGATGAAGAAATGCAAAGATTGGGTATAACTTTATTAGGATATAAAGAAACCAGAGAGCATTTAAATGAACTAAACAAAATGTTGGCTGAATATAAGATCCAAATGTTAAGACTAGCAGATTTTGATCTAGACAATGTATATATTCGTAGAAAAAACCATCTTGTAGAATATGATGATAATGGTGGTAGTATATTGTTTCCAGTAAAACGCAATGAAAAAGATGAAAACGACGAGTAATCTAGAAGAAATGTTAAACTCTAATGACCCTGAAACAGTTAGACTAGCTCTAACTGTTATGGGTTATAAGGAAGATAAAGAAAGTTTTGATTTAATTGGCGATAAATTAACGAAAGAATATAAGCTTTTACTGTACCTAATATATGAAGACGATTATACTTTTTACAATCTAGCTTTATATGACTACAAAAAGAAACAAGACATGCTTTTAAGACTATAACTATGCCTAAACATTTAATAATGACTCCTAAGATTTTAGAAATGCTAAGATCAAGAGATAAAGAAACACAAACACTGGGTTTAGTATTAATGGGTTATGACCCAATTACTCGTCAGTGCTATGAAGTACTTGATCGTTTTTTATCGCAATATAAGATAATAACTACTTTCTCTAGTGATAAAACAACTAAAATAGTACCTCCAGAAGACATTAATATTTACCTATTACATTACATAGATGAAAAAGAAGAAACATACCAAACGACAAAAACATCAGTATAGTGAACACATTCAAGAGTTACTTCATTCTGATGATAAAGAAATGCGTCAAGTAGGATTAACGCTATTGGGATTTAATGGGGATAACTATTCAGAATGTCTTCATTTATTTGAAAAATACAGTGTACATGTTTACGAAAACATGATGTTATTTAGCAGTTCTGAAAGAATAAGAATATTTGAAGTACATAAAAAAGTTCCTCCAACTTACAGTATGTGGTCAGACATGCATTATTATCCTCCAAAAGACATAGCACATGAAAACGATTTTAAAAACCGTAAAAAATTTTATAGTAGGTGAGCCAATACCAGAAAAAGTATTAACTTTGTTGCTCTCTAAAGACCAAGAAGCAATTGATTTAGCTTTTGTTTTACTAGACTTATCTGTTAATGATGCATTAAAACCAGAAACAATAAGTAATAAAAAGAAAAGATTAGTAAGGCGTCTTAAGAGACAATTAAAACGTAAAGGTTTTGAGATAAGATATGTAGTAGATGATAATTTAACTTATATTGCTCAACTTACTATAAAACCAATAGAAAAATTTAGACCTGTAGCAAAATGAAAAAATGGCAATTAAACGGAATTGAATTTACAGAAGACATGATTGGTGACAATTATGGATTCATTTATTCTATTTCAGTACAAGACTCACAAGGGAAAATCACTCACTATATTGGAAAAAAAGCGTTCTCTCATAAGAAGAAAACAAAACTTTCTGCTAGAGCTCGTAAGGGTACTCGTAAAAGAGTAGCTATTTCCAAAAAAGATTCAGGGTGGCAATCCTATAATGGGTCTTGTAAACCATTGCTAGAAGCCATTAGAGTAGGTAAAGTTCGCATTATCTCTAAACAAGTATTAAAGCTTTGTACAGATAAACAATCTCTCAACTATTGGGAAGTTGATTATCTATGTGAACACAAAGTATTATTTAACGATCTATTCTGGAATGGGAATATCCTTGCCAGATACTTCAAAGGAAAAATTAAACCATAAATTATGAAAGTGTGGCACATTAGCGATACACATCAATCGCATGCATTATTAACAGTACCAGAAGGTATTGATATGATTCTGTTTAGTGGAGACTGTAGTAATCCAAGAGATCCGTACATCAACAAACAAGAAGTGTTAGACTTTATTGAATATATGAAGTCGTTAGATATCAAGTATAAGATTTTTGTCGCAGGTAACCACGATACATCAATTGAAAAGAGATTAGTGACACCAGGAGATTTTGCAAGTAAAGGTATTATTTATTTGGAAAACTCAAGTACTTGTATTGAAGGATTGAAAATCTTTGGATCACCACAAACTCCATCATTTGGTATGGGTTGGGCATTCAATAAGAAAAGAGATAAGATGCACGAACATTGGAAGCATATTCCAGATGATACTGATATTATTGTAACACATGGGCCACCAAAAGGCATCTTAGATTTATCTTATGACAGAGATAATAACTTAGAATGTTGTGGCGATTCAGCATTACGTAAACGTATCATTGAAATCAAACCTAAATTAGTTTGCTTTGGTCATATCCACAACTGCGAAGACATTGTCAACGCAGGTGCAATGAAACTATCTAATTACGATACTGTATTCTCTAATGGGTCAGTAGTAACTGATGGTAAGTTTGGTAAATTATCTAGTAACGGAAACATTTTTGAATTATGAAACTAAAAAAACCAATCTTAATAACACAACAAAAACTTAGTCAGTTAGAATCGGTTAAGGGTAAAATGTTGCTTAGAGAAGAAGGTACAACGTTTATTATTGTTAACTCATTTGAGACAGAAGAAAAAAATGTAACAATAACAAAGAAACGTTTTTTAAGATCTCCTGTAACAACAACAGAAACTCTATTGTATTTAACTGATGCAGAGTTTTTTATTTACAATCAAGTAGATGAGTATTGGGCAATAGTTAGTGAAAACAACATTAATCGTTTACTTATGTTTTATAACTTGATGAAAATGAGAACTGATTATAAAAGATGTATTAAAACACCTTTAGAAAAATTAGGGTTTGAAATGGTTAAAGTAAAAATAACTAATTATGAAAGTAAAAGAATTTAACAAAGAAGAGTACAATAAGTTATGTGCTGAGTTTTTAGGAGCAGTAGAGTATGTGCCTAAAGCTTGGTATTATTTTTCAAGATACAGAAGACATTGGTTCTTCCCTAGTAGATTTGAACCAAATAGGTTTACTACTAAAATGCTGAGGTTTGATTCAGATTGGAATTGGATTATGGAATTGGTTGAAGCTATACCTCAAAAAGTTCAGGGTATCAACATATCAATACATCCAAATTCTTGTTTGATAACTGATACTGGCGTAAGAGGGCAACTTAGCCTCGATGCTTCAAAGAATATCGTTAGAGTTCTTGATGCAAAAAACAGTAAAGAAGCAGTAGTACAAGCTATATGGGAGTTTCTCCTTTGGTTTAACGAACAAAAACAATAACTTATGAAAGACATACAAACAGGAAACATAGCATGAACAAGAATCACGTTGAATTATTAGGATACTATGGCAATGATACTGTTCACGCTCAAAGCGCGTGGACTAGTACAAGTAGAGACTTATCAAACGATAAGATTAAACGTATACCTCAGTTATTAAAAATGCTTGCACAAGACGGGCATCACACACCATTTGAGAAATCATCTTTACATTTCTTAGTAACTGTAGACCAAGCTACTCACATTCATCTTCTTAAACATAGAATCGGTGTAAGTATCAATGGCGAATCTGCAAGGTACAAGGAATTGAAAGAGGATAAAACTTACATCCCTGCTGATTGGGAAATGGGTCATGAAACTTCAGCACAAAATGATATACTGATTCATTGGGCAGATACATTAGCAACACAAACTGCAACGATGAACAGATTGTATCATCAATGTCTTGCAGATTTAACCCCAATCTTAGGAAGAAAGCGTGCAAAAGAATCAGCTAGGTACTTTAAAACTATGAACTCGCAGATAACTATGGACATTATGTTCAATTGGAGAAGCTTTGTTCATTTCTTGAAGTTGCGTGACTCTGAACATGCACAAGTAGAAGTAAGAGAATTAGCACAAGGTATGTTACAATTAGTAAAAGATATACCCGGTAATCCATTTGAAGATACAATCAAAGCTTTTGGGTTATGATGCTAGAATTTAAGAATCCCATACCTGTTATAGTAGAAGATGACAAAGAAGGTTATGCTATCTACGTAACAAATAGTGGGACATTTGAGAATGATGTGTGGTGTGTGGTATTATGTGATGGAGGTATTGTAAGACATTATGCAACCGATCAAATAAAGATTTACGCTAACAGTACATTTGACATTAAAAAATTAAAATGAAAGTAGAATTTAAAGAAAGGAAATCAAAAACAATTAGAGAGAATGGTAGATCAGCAGATTTTACAACTCCTAATTTTGTTATGAATTGCCCAATGCTTTGTGCATATTGTTATCAACATAGACACAATGAATCCATTGACTTGAATGTTGCTACAAATGTAGATGATTTACTAAAGAATATACTAAAACACCGAAACAAACTAGGTAACAAGGTCCCTAATCAATGTGATAGGGACTTTTTTATTTATGACATTGGCTGTAATACAGATATTAGTAGAGTAGCTAAGTACTTTGACTGGCAAAAAGTTTTTCAATTTGCTGTAGACAATGACTTAAAATTTACATTTGCAACTAAATGGTTTAACCCGGAATTTTTATCATTCAATCCTATAAAAAAAGTTAGAATTAGACTATCTTTGTTGCCGGAAAGAATGATTAAAGTAATGGATAAGGGAACACATTCTTTAGACAAAAGATTACAGGCCATGCAAGAATTAGATAAAGCTGGCTATGAAATCCATGTAAACTTCAGTCCTATCATTGTATATGATAATTGGCTAGAAGATTACAAAGAATTGTTTCAAAAAGTTAAAGCATTAGGAATGAGCAATTTAGAATGCGAGTGTATCTTTTTAACACACAACGCACAAAAACATTTATACAACGCGGAACATTACTCTGAAGCTGAAGAGTATCTATGGACTCCTGATAATCAAGAGTCTAAAACTTCATTATATGGTGGAGATAATATTAGATACCAATGGCAGCTAAAGAATAATTACATTTCTCAGTTTAAGAAAGTTCTAAGTGAAGAACTACCTGATATGAAAATACGTTACATTTTTTAAATTACAAAGCATGAACATTACATTAGAAAACCAAGAGAAACCTAACTATAGAAAGTTAGCAGGTTTGAATTTCTCAAGTATCAAAGTATTTGATACAGACCCTATTAAGTTCTACAGAGAATTTATTTTAGGAGAAAGTAAAGATGATAAGTCATCTTACAGTTTAACAATCGGTGATTTAGTAGATTTCTATCTTCTTGAATGTCAAGGGAATGAAACTATCTTTAACATTGAATTTGACAAGCACTTTGCTATGTATGAAGGAGTTAAGAGCACTGCTCAAGCTTTCTTATTAGCAGATGAGTTATTTGCACTTACTAAAAGAGATATGGAAGATGGAGTTATTATTACTCCATTTGAGAATCGTTTTAAAGAAGCATTTGATTCTTTGCAATTACAAGGTAAGTACAAAGGTAAAACCTGGGAAAAAGGTTTAGAAGACTTTACTAAAGTAGCTAAGGATTATTTTGATAAGCTAGTAGAGAATGTTAATAAGAAGACTGTTACATTGGCTGATGTTGAAAAAGCAAAGTCTATAGTAAACACGTTGATTAATGATGACTTTACTAGAAGTATTTTTAACAATACATCTTTGGTTAGAAAGCAAATACTTACGTTTAATTATATGGGACTAGAATGTAAAGGTGAAGTGGATTTTATGATACTTGATGATGTCAATATGATTATTCAACCTTATGACCTTAAAACTACTTATGATAATGAGGAGTTTGATTATGGTTATTTGAAGAATAGTTACTATTTGCAACAAGCGTATTATACTATTGGCTTACAAGAAATGTTCCCTGGTTATAGCATTCTACCATTTAAATTTGTAGTTGCTGATACTTCTTCTAATAATAGAAGACCATTGGTTTATGAATTAGATGGTGATCATTTTCACCAAGGTATGAAAGGTTTCATGTACAACAATTACAAATATCGTGGTATTGAAGAATTAGTTTCAGCTATCTGTTGGGCTAATGATAACGGTATTTGGAATGTCAGCAAAGAAAACTATGAAAATAACGGTAAAGTAAAACTTAAAAATTATGCAAACAGCACTAATGGAAAAGAGAGCTCAGAAGTTTAAAGAGTTTAATTTCAAGAAGAAATGGCTTGATGATAAGTCAGGTTATTGGTATGAGAAAAACTTCAAGATAGATGATATGCTTGAAGGTAAATTATACTTTGGTGAAAGGTTTATGTCATTGAAAATCAACATGAAAGGACAACCTAGACACACCATAGAAAATTACGCAAAAAGTGAAAAAACCTTTATGAAATGGTGTGAAAAATTCGTAAATTTGCCTAAATAAAATTCAAACATATGGCCAAAAAAGAAGAACAAAAGAAGACTATTGAAGAAGTCTTAAAGGAACTCAACAAAGAATATGGTGTTGGTTCAGTCATTCATGGGAATGAGAAAGAAGTGTTTACAGATGTAATATCTACAGGATCATTAGGTCTTGATATAGCACTTGGTATCAATGGTATCCCTAAACAAGCGGGTAAAATCATTGAAATGTATGGTTGGGAATCAAGTGGTAAATCTACATTGGCCCAAACAATTATTGCAAACTTCCAAAAAGCAGGACAGAAATGTCTTTTGGTAGATGCAGAGAACTCTCTAGATGATAAATATGCAAAATCTCTTGGAATTGACCTAGAAAATTTGTATCTTATACAGTTAGACGAATCTGCGGGTGAAGGTGCATATAATAAGATGGAAAGATTAGTACAAACTGGTGAAATTGGATTAGTGGTAATTGACAGTTATAATGCTCTTCAACCGTTGAAAATTGTGCAGGGTGAAATTGGTGACAGTACATTAGGTTTACATGCAAGAATGCTGAATCAAGCAGTAATGAAGTGCAATACGTTAGCTATGCAATACGGTACAAACTTCTTATTCCTCGGTCAATTGCGTGAAAAAATCGGTGTAATGTTTGGTTCACCGGAAACTACTCAGGGTGGTAATGCGTTAAGATTTTATAGCCATGTACGTTTAAGAGTTAGCAGAAGTTTAACTGCTGATAATTCCGTAATGAATGGTAAAGATAAAATCGGTAATAAAACTACCGTAAAAGTAGAAAAGAACAAATTGGCTCCGCCATTTAAGTCTTGTAGTTTTAATATTCTATATGGTGTTGGTATTGATCAACTTGAGGAAATGATTGATATTGGCCATGAATATGAGATACTTAAGATCTATGGTAAGTCAATTACTTATGAAGAAGTTAAACATGACGGAGCAGAGTTTATGAAACTTTTGCAAGATAATCCGGAATTAGTTAGCGAAATCAAAGGTAAAATTATTGCTAAAATCAATGAGCACTAATACAAAAACATATAACTTATTGGTCCTCTTTCAGTTACAGAAACATGTAAGGAAAGAGGGCAATGAGTCTATGGAATTTATGGAAATTTTAAAAACTTATGACGTAAATGACAGCGATACATCTAAACAAATCTATGGAAAACTCTGCGGACAAGGAGTTAAAAAAACTAAAGAAAAAGCTAAAACAGTACGAAAATAAACTTTTAGCTCATGTTGCTTTAGAAGATGGTAGTGGGGTTTATCATGAGATTTACGACATGTTTAAAAGAGTCTTTAATGAAAAGGACTAGATTAAAAAAAGTTAGTGACAAAGGACTAGAAAAAAGAAAGAAAGATGCTGAACGGACAAAGCAACTCCATTTATTTTTTATGGAACTTTGGAATAAACTTCCAAGAAACAAAAAATGTGTTATTTGTGACACACCCCTTTATGGAGAACCAAGGTCTTACATGTTTGAGCATCTAATTGAAAAATCAAAAAGATGGGATATAGCATTCGAAGAATGGAATATGGCATACCCAATGTGTTTAGACTGTCACACTTGTAAAACTAACGGATTCCCTAAAGAGAAACACAAACAATTAATTATTAAAGCGGAGGAAAAAGATAAACAACTTAATAATAATTAAAA